CCAATAATCCTTTCATGTTTCAAATATAGTTATATTTTAATTATCTTTTTAAATAGGGCGCAGTTCTAGGTTTTAGTATTGGTAAACCATCAGCATCCTTTATCGCTTCGGTAGCCATTACGCAACGGCAATTAATAACTTCAGATGCTAACTGACTTGGCGGAGTTCCTAAAGGATCGCCAGGATACATCATTTCAGTAACTGCATTAGTTTTAGGATCTCTGACCATAAAAGGCTGATTAATTCCTATTCTATCCTGTGTCATTGCTAAATGTGAAAGTCTCGTTCTTTTATCTTTAGTATTAATCCAAAACTTTGCAACCTCATAATCAGAACTCTCAGCACCTAGATTTATTCCATAATTGGCTGCCGTAGTTGATTCTGTTCGTGCTATCACTAAAGACCTTGCCCTGTTAAATTCAGGATCATTTAGCGTTTCTTCAAATAGCTTTGCCTGTTCTCTTCTGGACAAATTTTGTCCTAAAATATTGGCTAATAAAGTCTGTATCTTATCTCTTGTTGTAGTATCAATTCCTTGCACTTTATTATATCCAATAAATCTAAAGAAATTGACCATCTCCTCATACCATTCAGCATTAAAGAAATCTGTAATAAAATCCTTTTTTGTTTTAGGTACTGAGTTTCTAATCCAATCGTATGAGAATGTCGCAGCTGATACGCCAACCTTTGTATAAATCTTTTCTAATCCATCATATAAAGGTTTTTGCTGAATTAAGAACTGAATGTATAATTCGATATTATCAAAGTTATCTTCATTCACAAAATCAGCAACTGCCGATGTCTGCTCATCTAATGCCTTCTTAATAATAGGATAAGCATAAGCCTCATACTCTTTATGTAGCTTTAAATAGGTTTTGTGGTATTTAACACTACTTGCCATTTATTGTAGCATTGTTATACGCCTGGTCTAAAGATAACTCCTCAATAGGTACTAAGTTAGCAGGTACGTAAATGTTCTGCATCTCTGGAGTGCTAATCTTATCGTAACCTTGAGCAATACGTTTCTCATCAGGAGTAATCCAATATGAGTTAGCTAACCAATCAGTTAGCTTTGCCATATCTTCCTGCATCTCAGGATAAGAACTAAAATCAAAATCAAAGTAGTATTTCTTGCCGTATGCCTTTGCATAAGGTTCACAAACAAACTTATTGATAGCATCTCTAATCTTGCGAGATAATGGAGCGGTTGCATTGTAAATTAACTGCTTTGATGCCCAACCCATGTTATTATCTGTAGATGCTGATTCGCTTCCTGAGAATTGTATAGGAACATGAAAAGCAGTAAATATCTTGCGAGTATCTATGTTAAGCGATTCTATAAGTTGTAAGTCAGTAGACGGCATTCCAATTTGAGTCCATTTCAAAGGACCTGAACTAGGAAATATTCTGTCCATTAAAGTCTCGCCACGTTTTGCATCAACTATCTTTTCCTTTAACAGATTCATCTGGTCTTTAGTCAGATTAGCACCATTGCCGTCAGGTGAAACAAAACCAAATGCACCACCATTACGTATCTGCTTTAGTAATTCATTATCGCCCTCATTCTCTTTTAGTACATTTCTGTAAATAGCTTTGATAGGTGACTGTCCGTATAATTGCGCTCCTGTTAAAGTAAAGTCAGGATTAAATGATTTAAAGTGAACAACCTGATTAGCAGGTAAAGGCACTTCTTCAATATATATAGATGTTAAAGAATATCCTTTAATTGGCTCAAACATACCACCTGATATAATTTCAATCCATTGACTAGGTAAGCAGTATAGTTGTGACCATATTTGTTTCTCAGTCATCACATCATCCTTACCATTCCCAAATATATAACCATCGCCTGTACATAGGTAAAACCCTGCAAGATCAGTCATCCATTCTTCGTAAGTCTGTAAAGGATTTGGCTTTGCTAATAAGTCAAGAATAGGATTGTTTTCTACCTGATTAAACATCTGCTCCTTTAACTGCAATGTTCTCATCTTAGCAGATGCGCCCTCAGCCATAGACATATTTTCATATATCTTTAAATCCTTTTTTGTTACTCCCTCTTTGACTTCATAAAGACAGTAAGCACATTCCGCAACCTTTTTACTAATAATATCAATGCAAGTGTAAACATCAGCGTTCTTCTGGAATCCCTCTTCAACAAACTTAATCTTATCTGAAAAATCAACTATAACCTGATTATTGCCAATCCATCCAAATACATTCTGGTTGTAAAGGTTAGCAGTTATGCTTTGCTGCAATCCGGGCATCAAAGACTGTAATTGATTTTGGGCTGCCTTTTCAATATCAGCCTTAAAGAATTTTTGTAGTATGCCCATAATTACCATTCAAATGAATATTCCTGTACAAATTTAGATGCCAACTTATTTAATGCCACGTATCTCAAAGGATCTATGAGGTGATTAAAGGCATCAATCGGCTCATTTAACATTTTGCCTGTTTTATCTTTTTTCCAAATATATGAATAAAGTTCCTTTTTTAGATTATGGCTATTTGCCGTAACATTTATCTTATATCTTTTAAGGATGTCAATGCCTTGCTTTATACTGTCTGGTCCTTTCATTGCGCCATGAATGTTAAATCCCTCAGCATAAATCTCTTGTATAGACTTTGGCTCTGCACTATCTGCTATTATCTCCTGCTCTGGGCTTACCTTAAAATCTCTTAGCTTTTGGCAAATATCCATATTGGTTAGCCTAGTTTCATAGCACATCTCATTTACCCACAACTCGCCTTCAGACTTATAAACCTCTATTATGCCTGTAGGATCATTGGTAAATCCAAAGTCAATGCCATAACTTATTAACTCAGCATCCTCAGGTATTGCTTCACATATTGCCCAGTTCCTAAAGATAACGCCTTCAATCTTGCCTGTTAAACCTCTAGCATATACATTCCATAATTCCTGATCTAATTCCTTTATAGCTTCTATTCTTTGATGATCCTCATCTGATAAGAATGGATTATGCCGATGGTCTGAGATGATTAATTTTGTATCTGGCTGACCGATTAGCTTAGTATGCGCCCAAAACTCATTAGTAGGATTATAGTCAATGTATATCTGATTCTTTGTCCTGATTGCTAACTGCCAGTAAATCTGATAGCTTATACCATTAGCCTCATTTACAAAAAGATAGTCACGCTTACCATTCTTAGCTGATTGCTCATTCTCAAAGGAAACAAACTCAATAAGTGAACCATTCTTAAAATAGATAATTCGCTCAGTCTTATTCCAGAATTTTAGTTGAGATTGTAAGTATTTGTTATCTGCAAATATATTTTCAGCATCCCGGTAAGCACCTTTACGCAAGTTAGGTAAAGATTCTCCTGCAACAGTTATAACAGACCTAGCCTCATTAACTGCTTTATAGAATAGCAGTTGCATGATTGAGTAGGTTTTGCTTGAGGCAGTTCCACCTTGGTTTATTAAAACCTTTTCTTTTGACTCATAGATGTTATAAAATAAAGGCGAACAGTTAAACATCTTCTATTTCGTTCTCTGAATGAGCCAGAGGCGGAGCGGTATTATAAACGACTGGAGCAGGAACTCTAAAATTAATATCTCCATCTAATGTCAGGCTTTGCGATGCTTTGCCATAGGCACGATCTAGTAATACCTCAGCTGCTCTAACATCTCCTTTTACTGCCTTTGCTCTTAGAGCCATTAATATAGCCTTTGCTGCTTCTATTCCATCCTTTTCCTCACCTAATACATCAGCTAGTAAAACATCTAACTGCGGTATTTTCTTAGGTGCGCCTTTTATATTACCAGAAACTCCTTTTTTAAATTGAGTATTTAATCCCCTCTTTAGTGACTCTTCTCTGCTTGTAATCATTATGTACATCCTTTAAAAACTCTTTGTATTCTTTTTTATCGCCATACTTAACATGGCAATCTCGACATACTGCCATTAAGTTATCTATATCCTCAGGCTCTTTAGTTCCGCCCATTCCTCTACATTCTATGTGATGAATATCTATTGCCTGAGCCTTGCATATCTCGCATGGTATAAAATCTTCCTGATCAAAGCCAAAGTAAGCTAAATATAATTTAGTGTGCTTTTTCATTAGTCTAATCCAACAAATGCTTTTAACGGATAAAATATTAAACTGTTTCTATAACCGCCCTCATGTATTGGTATAATTGGTGTAACTCCATGAACATTACGCCATGCTGGGTAAACAAGTATTGAATTATCTTGCTGACCAATAGTTGCTCCATAATCCGGTACATTTAAATCTCCGCCTTTAGAGTTATGTTTTTTACATATAATCACATTAACTGTGCCTTCTATATTTGCATTGTCTTGATGAAAAGGCGCTGAAATGTTATAATTAGAAATTGAACTTGTAAATAAATTTCCAAACTTCCATTTGTCAGCTAGGTTAGTAAATAATTTAATTTGCCTTTCATATTGTTCCGGTAGTATTTCTTTAATCATTTGCTCACTTTCTTTAGCCAAAAGTAACATTGCTTTTATAAATGTTTGAGCAGATTTTACTGAATGAACACTTGATATACTTGCATAATTTCTTCTCATGTGAGGCTTAGGTGCGCAACTGCCTAATATTGCAGAGTATTGACTAACAACTAAGTACTCTCCATTGCCTAGTGGTGTTTTACGATCCATAGTTGTTTTAGGAACATTTTTACTTCTCAACTCAGCATTTGCTAAGTCAGCTAACTTGCACATCTTATCAGGCATCTTAGTCATGTAAAAACCTATTGGTTCACCATCAGAATAAAATATACAATCTTCAGTTACATTTGGTTCTATGTATTCACATACATCCCCAATCTTTACATTATGATTAACCTTAATTAAATCAACTTTTTTCATAGCCTATTTGTTATATGCAAAAACATTTGTACAAGCAGGAAACCATGATTTTTGCCATGTATCATAATCTCTACTTTTAAACTTGCCGGTATTGCCGACATCCTTCAAATCCTTATATTGCTTTTGTTGCTTTTCTATTATATTCCAAAATCTAATTAAACTGGCATCTATATCAAAACTCCACTCATAAACTAATTTATCAAATACTTTAGTTGTATTTTCAAGTATTAACATTTCAGCACCCTCGATATCCATTTTACAACAATCAAAATCCTGAGCCTCAGATTCAAAATTTATGCAAGGAACTTTGATTCCTTTATTATTCCATTTTTTTATAATGGAGTTGCGCCATACATTACCATTATTTCCTATAAATAATACCAATTCTTTTGTATCATCATGAACTAGTGCATATTGTTTTATAGTAGCTTCAAAACCATTCAGATCTAAATTCTTTTTTATCATCTGGCAGTTAAATGGATCTGGCTCATATACTGTTACTTTTGCACCTTTTGAACAAGCTAATAAAGTAAAAGCACCAACATTTCCACCACAATCCATCCATTTCTCACCTGAATTGATAGTCATACCTTTTTTTAAATATGTAAGACCTCCTATTACCTCTTCGAAAGTTTTTAGATCTGACATACCATCTCTATGGAAAAATTTAATACCGTTAATTTCTGATTTTAATATTTTCATATTTTTTCTTTTTCAGCTTTTAGGTATTCCATTATCATACCTCCAACATAAGCCTTGCGTTCTCTCCAAAACTTAACCAATTCAAAAGCAGATTCATAATGTTCTAGTTCAAACTCAATTTGAATAGCCTTTTTAACTCCATTAGTCATATCATCTAACTGCTCAGATAAATCATCATCATCTAATATTGAATAATCAACATCAGGCTCAGACTGCCATACATCCAATCCCCAGTCCGTTAACTTTTCCGAATCCCATTCATTAGCTAAATCATCCCAATTCCATTCACCGAAGCCAACATTATCCTTAATCAAAAATTCATCTTTTTGTTCCTGAGTCCAATCATCAGCTAATAAGATAGGTATTTCTTTTAAACCTACTTCAATAGCTGCCTTCAGTCGCATGTTGCCACCCAACACAACATACTTTTTATCTACATCAGTAAAACATACCAATGGTCGCTTATCTAACATTTCAGGAAAATCTCTAATTGACTCAACTAATTTTTTAAACTTATCATCCTTAATTATTCTAGGATTTTTACTATTTGCCTTAATGGCTGATATCTTTACTTTTTCCATAATTTATGCCATCAGGCACTTTTGTTTGCCTGACCCTTGCCTGTTTTTTATCAAATGTATTAAATTTCTACAATATCAATTCCATGAATCGCTTTCAGCAGTTTCTTCTTTAATCTATATACCGGTAATTTCTTAGTCATTTCAGATTTAACATCTATAACCTCTAAAACCTTGCCATGTTTATAGGTGACAAAATCAGCCTTATAAAATCCAATCTTAACTCCATTAACTATTAGATCATATCTGACTTGCATCTCAAAGCGTTCTATTAACCTTGCCTTTTCTTTAAGCCTAAGAATGCCATAATATCCTGCTTCCTTTTTAGAATCAAAGGTTATGCCGTTAATTACTGTTTTGATGTTGTTGTATTTTAATCCCATAATGTCCCTAATAATTCATCTATTTCACTTTTTAACTCTTCTAACTGTTCTGTATTCTTTTCTAATATCCTGAATGCATTACGTGACGCTCCTTTTAATTTCATTAACTTATCATTAAACCTTCCATATTCAGGTTTACCCTTAACCTCTAAAATAAC